TAGCCCTGTAAGCCATTCACCTGGTCAGCCCATCGAGCAGCATCTTTTCCCAGCTGCTCATATCTTCCGACACACGACCCAATAATTCCGATCCAGTCGGGGCCGGCTGCATCAAATCCGCCGCCGGCGCCGGAAGCTTCGGCACGCCGCTGGGCAAGCTGGCGCAGCAGCCCGTCAATCCGGCCACGCTGAGCAGCAACAGTCTTTTCAGCAGCCTCTCGCGCCAGCACGGCGCCGCGATGTTTGGCATCAGCACGATCTCTTTCCTCCTGCCATGCACGCTCGATGGCTGCCTGGCGCTTTTCGATTTCGGCCTGCTTGGCGTCGGCCCCCGCCTGAAACTGGCTTGCACCGTACCACCGCACACCAAGGGCGGCAGCCGCCACCAGGGCAGCGCCAACGAGGTAGGGCCACGCGGCGCGCGGGATCATTTCGGCAGGTCCGCTTCGCAGAGGGCGCGCTCGGCAGCGCGACGAGTCACCAGCCCCGGCAGCATCTTTCCGTCAGCCCAGACCCATTGAGGTTTTCCGTTGTCGGCCTGATTCATCGCGCGGCATGCGCCCGCCCACTCGCCGGCGTTGAACCGTCGCGCCGTCATCGATCGGCAGTACGCGCCCACCCCGACGTTGTAGGCAAAGCTCACAGCCGCCGCCGTCTGGTTCGTGTGGCCGGCCAGTGCCGGCGTGCAGGCAAGAACGCCCTGGGCATGCTCGACCAGGTCCTGATCCAGCAGCACCGTGCATTCCTCGGGCGTGTACGGCCTGCCCAGCACCGCCGTCTTAGTGTGGCCGGCGCAGGCGGTCACAATCCCGATGGGGTCTTTGTAGCCGCGCAGCACCACGCCCTCGAACTTGGGCACGATGGAAAGCAGAATCGCCGCGGCGCCCGCCCCTACGGTCCCCTGCAGAGTTCGCTTAGTTCCGGTCTTCATTGTTCAGCCTCGGCTGGGAAACGACGCGGGCGACTGCCGCGCACAGGGAAAAGAGGCCGGCGCCGATCACGATCAGCGGCGGCTTGCCGGTCAGCCACAAATTCATGCAGACCTCGACGGCGGATAGCAGTGCTGCCAGCAACGCAAGGCGCACGCTCCACAGGCGTGGAAACTTGCGCCGCCAGTCCTGGATCATGTTCATTTGAGGTAGTCCTTGCCGTGCTTGATGACCATCCAGAACAGGCCTAGGAGCATGGCCCAGGTGCTGCCCTTGAGTAGGTGCGTGATGACCTCGCGGCGGATCTGCTGGCGCTGCTCTTCCCTGGCAATCAGCAGTTCGTGGTACCGGCGATGCCCGTCGAAGTCTCCACCCGGGAATGCCGTCTTGACCGCTGACGACAAAGCCAGCATTTCGCGGCGAAGCGCCTCCATTTCGTTCTTGTTTTCGGCGTGGTGCGCGGCCATGTCCAGGCGCTCTTCTTGCCGCCACTGCTGGATTTGGGCGTGCAGCGCCTGAATATCGACACTGCGGCCCTGTTCCGTCACGGGCGATCCTCCAGCGCCAGCACGCGGGACTCCAGCGCATCTACGCGCCACCGCAGATAGGCCGCCTCGAAGACGAGACATTGCTCGTAGCGCAGCCCCAGGCGAGTCCCGGCCGGAACCTGAACTTCGATCTCTACTTCCACGTCTTCCATAACCGGGACGGGATGCGTGCGCGGGCGGCCGGCGTCATCAAAGACCTGGGCGCCCGTGCTATCCAGCACCGGCAAATGGTCGAAAGCGCCAACCATCGTCTCCTGTTCCACGAAGGTCAGCACCGGAACTCCGTCCACAATGTCGACCTGCTCGACCTGCTCGACCAGGCGCAGCTGGCGCTGGCGTTGGCGCCTTTCCTTGACGATCACGGACTGCACAATCTCGTCTTCGCACCAGAGCGCGTAGTCGGCCGCGTTCAGCCCCTCGGCGGCGAATGCGTCCGCCACCTCTTGCGCGATGTATCCGACATGCAGGCGCGCGTCGCCGCCCTTCAGGGCGATGGCGTCCAGCATCTTGAATACCGACGACCGTACCCGACCCCACGCCCGAAGCTCGGCTTCCAAAGGCGCACTGCGGACATCTTTCAGACGACCATCCGACGTGTTGATCGTGCCTGTTCCAGCAAAAACGGTAGACCAACGGAACGATGCCGTTCCGCACGACACAGCGTTATCGCCGCTGCTGAAGAAGGATCCAGCATTCGCGGCTGAAGCATCCACGCGGATAGAGACGCTGCCGTTGGGATTGGTGAACTGCATGCCAACCAGGCCGGCTGTCGTTCTTTGCAGCCGCATCACTTCCGGGTTGGTCGTGGCCACCTGGAACTTCTGGGCCGGGTTCGTAGTGCCGATGCCCACCGTGCCCGCGTCAGTGAACCGAATGATTTCGCCCAGCGTGCGAGAAGATATCGTCACCGGGCTGGTGTCAGGACTGGTGATGTCAAGGCCGCTGTTCAACCCGGTCCGGTTGATCTGGTTTGCATCATTGAAGATCGAGCGCGGCGTAAACATTGCCCCGGTCAAACCCAGGGTCGACAGGATGCGCATGTTCCGCGTGTCGCCGGACGGCGCGGGCGCGGTGCTGGCGCCGGCCAAGGGGGACGCGATGCGCTCGCCCGGACCTTCGAACTGGCACTGGTCCATCAGCACGTCCTGGCAGTCATGGAAAAATGCCAGGATTCGTTCGCGGGACTGGATCTTGACGTTGTCGAAGGCCACGCCGCGCAAGGGGTAGCCGCTCATTTCGAACGCCGTGGAAACACCCAGGCCATATGCCGCAGCCTGGCCGCCGTTTGTGTGGTCTAGGCCGCAAACGTGCACGTCGCACAGGCGGGTTCCGGCCGCGCCGCTGCTGCGCTTGGGCGCGCGCAGCGTATTGATGTTGGCGATGGTCGGGTCCGGCGTCACGCCGTTGAACACCAGATTCCCGCCGTTGCGGCTCAGAGACGTGTAGCTGTACACGGTAAACCCGGAATCAGGAAAGCCCGTGAACGTGCCAGCCGGCTCCCAGAACGATTCCGCATCCCACAAGATTTCGACAGTAGACGAAGTCTTCGCCGCCACCGCACGCGTATCACCGCTGCGGATGGCCAGGCCGCGCAGACCCTGGAACTTGCAGTGTTCGATCAGGTTCCGCTCTTGACCGCCGAACTCGTCATAGTCGCTATTCAGCATGGCCGCGCCGTACTGGCGCCAGTAGCCCACGACCTGCACGTTGCGCAGGTTGACCCACTCGGAATCCTCCATCAGGACCCCGATGTCCCAGTCAGCAGCCAGGCCGGTGTGTGCCGTGTTGCTGTAGTCGGACATGCCGTCGGTGCCGATCCAGGGAACGACCCGGCAGTTGCGAAAACCCCAGTTGTTGGACAGCCGGTTCTTTCCCCGGATGCCTACGCTGAACTGCTTCGGGGTCGCCGGAGTCGCGCCAGAAGCGTCCGGGTTCATCAGCGACGACAGCATGGCGTACTCGCCGGGCGCGGTGCTGAACTCCCGCATGCCGCCCGCATTGCGCATCGAAGTAATGCCGCGGCGGGACCAAGTCTTGGCGCCCGTGCCATACAGGAAAATCGTCGTGCCTTCCCAGGTCTTGGCGCGGCCAGGAAACACGAAATCCCAGTAGCCATTCCCCGCGCCATCAAACTCGACACCGTCGGGGACAAGCAGCCCAGGGCCGGCAACTACCAATTTCAGGCCGATCTTGTCCTCAACCACGCCGCCGCACGCTTCTAGGGAATCCAGCGCCGCCTGGATCGCGGCATAGTCGATGGAGTGCGCGAGGTCCGTCACAAACGGGTACTGAGCCTGCGCCGCCGGCAATGACGCGAACCGCTCAGACAGGGGGTGATAGGTCCCATCGCCGATCGCGCCGAAATCCAGAACGCTTACCCGATCGCGCATCTTGGCTTGGAACGTGCGGAAGATCGCGCCCATGCCAGTCTGCAGGAACCAGCCGAACCCACCGACCACGCCGGCAATGGCCTTGTCTACGTAGTCGGTGACGAACGCAAACATCGAACGCCGGTTGACGGCGTCCTGATCAGCCTTCGGGTCGGCTAGGTCCTGGATGCGGTTATCCCGCGCCCTGTAGGCGCCCTGGCCATCCACGTCATTTCGGCCGAGCAACAGCGCGCGAAGTGTCGAGCCAGGCAGCAGGCCGAAGAACCCAGCCAGTTGCTGGCAGATCATGGTCAGCTTGTCTAGGGCCCGCTCGTGCGCACGCTCCGGGAAGGGGTCGTTGCGCTGATAGGCCGTCTCCTGCGTGATCGGCACGACCCGCTCAATGCGCAGCTTTGGGCCCGCTGGATAAGCGGTCGACGTGGTGACCGTGCCGCCGGCAGGATTACCTGCGCCCGTGACCAGGTAGCTGGATCCAAGCACGAGATCAGTCTCGACACCCGTGTCCTCATAGAACAGCCAGACCCGCAGATGGCCGTTGGCGAGAAAGTAAAACGGCACCGGGAACGCGGTCGTCACGCCGTCGGTGTCATAGCTGACTTGGGAAACTTCGGAAGAGACGGTCATGGCTCGCAACCCTGGGAGATTGCTCGCCACTTTCTACGCGCGCGCGCGCAGACTTCTGCGGAAAATAAAAGCCGCCCGAAGGCGGCCCAGCTACTCCCCGAGGATGCGCCCTAGGTCTGGCGCCCTGCCCGGCGACGCTTCTCCCGGTCTCCAGTAATACTGCTGCTGGAACTCCTTGCGGGCGCGCTGCTCCATGCGGTTGAGATAGCCAGGAGAGGCCAGCTCCTGCAACTGGTTGAATAGAAGCCGGTCGGTTGCCGCCTTCGTATACCAAAGGTTAGCGAATGGAGTTTTCCCCTTCAGCATGCGCACCGCACGTGCGCCCACGTCCGTTTCCTTTCCCTCTGCGCCCCGCTGAAGGTTGGCCAGCACCAATTTCGTCAGGTCTTCGATATCGCCGCCCAGCGGGCCCGCGGCCAGTGCACCTACCGAAGAACCGTATCGGGTGTAATCCTGGAACATCAGATCCCCAAAGATCCCTAGACCGCCGCCCTTCAGTAGCGCGCGAGTCCAGAACTGTGGGTTGGTGCTGTCTTGCGGGTCACGGCCGGAAACCACTTCGCCAAGCTGCAGCGCGACGCCGCCCAGCAGCGTTGTCAGTCCTATCAGCGCCGCACTGTATCCAATCTTTCCGATTCCGGTGGGCCTGGACATTGCCCGCGCACCGTGGCGCATCAGGATGGAAATCGGGAACGCCTTGAACTGCAAAGCACCGCGCAGTACCTCGCCGCCGACGGTACCCCGACGCGTGCCGCCATACAAAGCCGTCCGCTCACGCACACCAGGCTCGATGATCGCCATGTTGGTTTCACCGTCGACATAGGCCATGAGCTCGGTCGCCGCACGCTCGCGCAGTCTTGCCGGCGTCGTGCCGTCGGCATGCGCCATCGATTCGAGCGCCTGGTCCGGTATGCGGTAGATGCTTTCGGCCGTCAGGACGGAATCGCCCATCCCACGCCAATCCTCGGGCTGTGCAATCTTCCAAACGCTGTACGTCGCGTCACCAATGCCCGCGTCCTTCAAGCGCCGCGCGAGGCGAGCGTTGGGCGCTGCATCCAAGCCCCCTGCCGCGCGCGTCATTTCACCCAGGGAATCTAGCAGCACAGAGCCGAATGCCTGCTGGCCGGCGCGGGTCACAGCGTTCATCCCCGAGAACTTCATGACGGCGCTGGCCATGCCGCCGGCGTAGCGCGCGATCCGGCCGGAGACCTGCCCATCTCTCGCCATACCGTCCATACCCCAGCGGTTCATGGCGCCCAGGTATTGGTTGATGCCCAGGCCTGCGCGCAACGCGACGCGGCGGTCTGTGGCGTCCGCGGGGTTGAGGGTGCGGACTTCATTCGCCATCACCTGCCATACAGGGATGCCGTTGTGGATGGCGGTCAGGGCGTTGGTCGCTGGGTCGGTGATCGCAGCAACCAGGGACGCAGAGCCAAGCCGGGAGGCAACGTTCAGGGCCTTGTAGGTGTCCATGCCTTCGGCTAGCGCGGCACTGACGGGCGGTTCCTTGGTGCCGGCCGTGTTCTGGTACACCGTGTCCAGCCAGCGCGCCTTCGCCTCAATCTTCTCGGTGCGGTCAGGCTCCCGCATTTTCATCTGCTGCGTTGCCCGTTCCCGCCAGTACCTGAACGCCAGATGCGGATTCGGGCCAAAGGTCTCGGTCAGTGCGATATCCCTAGCCATCCCCTCGACGTGCCGTTGCATTGTCTCCAGAATGGTCGATTCGCTGTACTTCTCGGCGTATCGGATATAGCTCTCAGCATCCTGAAAATGCAATATGCGCTCGGCGCTGCCGTGGTTGGCGATCAAACCGCGGCCAGGCAGCCCCCTGCCCGGCTCGATCTTATTGGCCCCGTTGGTGGACAGCGTCTCCCACGCAGCGGATAGCAGCTCGCGCACCTCAGTGTCGGACATGAGGGAGCCGTCCTCATTGACGTACCGGCTACGATCCAGACCGGTCATCGCATCGTCCACCCACATCGCGCGCGCCGCGTCGCCCTTGAGCTTACCGCCGCCGGTTGCAACCAGCTGCTGGCTGTGGGCCTGGGGGAACCCCCAGTTCTCCAGCCGTCCCACGTTACCGCCGGCCCGGTTGAAGCGGTCTCGCAGCTGAGCGGCGACCTCACTGAAGGCTTTGGCAGCCTTCGCCGCGTCAGCGTCGCCCGTCTTCGTCCCGCGCAGTTCACGCGCGATGGCCAGGGTCTTGGCCGGGTCGGTCACCAAGCCCAGCAGGCCGCCCTTGGCCGTATCAAACACGTCCAGCATCTGACCCAAGGCGTGGTTCCTGATCGCCTGCGAAGTGCTTTCCACAGAGAGCGTGCCGCTTTTCCCATCCGCGTAGAACATCAGAGACCTGGCAAGCGCGTCGACCGGGCTGAACGTCGACTTCTCCAGGTAGGACTGAACTGCGTCATGTCGCAGCGCTGTCAACGCGATGCGGCGCTCTTTCAGCGCCACCTCTGCCTGCATGTCCGTCGCCGCGCGCTCGGCCGCCGCACTCAAGCGATCGGCCTCGCTCATCGCCCGCCAAGCGCTCAGGTCATCTGCCGCGATCTGCCGCATAGCCCTTGCGATACGGTTTTCAATGTCCCGGCTTTGCGCCTGCGTCAAGCTGCGCCCCAGGGCTTGCGAAACCGCTTCGATGCATTCCTGCCTCATCATGCCCCCAATCGCAGGAAGCAGGCCACGGCCGCCCGGAAACCTTCCGGCCGGCTATAGGCCCGCTCGGCCTGCACTTCGTTAAGTTGATCGCGCAAGGAGACTTCCCGCACGTTTCCATCGGCGTCCTCTTCACGCACGCGAATGTCGCCAAGCTCATCGAGGCGGGCAAGTCCCGCCTGAGTTTCCATATCAATTGGCGCTGCATCGCCGTCGCCCGCGCGCGGCGGTTGGGCTGCCTCGGCAGCACCCGCTGGCTGCGCCTGTGGTGCGCGCGCCGCCCCGTCCGTCGTTCGAACTCCCTGCACGGGTGCCCCAGCCGGAGCCGGCTGGCTGACAGCAGCTTCCTGAACTTGGCGGCCACCAGGTCCGACATCACTGCGGCTAGGCTGAGCCCCACGCTGTGCTGCCATTTCCTCCACGGCTGCCGCAATGGGGGCCGGTCTGGCTGCTGGCGCCTCAATGGCGGCGCGGTTTTGCTCAAGATCCGCCAGGCGCATATCCAGATCAGCCAGACGTTGGGCAGCCTGTGCGGCTCCTTGATTGCTCTCCACAAAGCCCTGCAACCGGGAAATCTGAGCGTCCAGCGCCTGCGCAGCGGCGCGCATCTCTCGATTGGCCAGGGAAAGCGCCTGCTTGTAGCTGGTGCGTGGCGTCTCCGCCTGGATCTCCTTGGCGCGTTGACGGGGCAGCGCGTCCGAGTTGAGATTGCTCCGCTGAGCGGTCAATTCGACCAGTTCGGCGCGCACTGAAGAGATTTCGCGCAGATCGGCCGCTTGACCGTAGGTCGCCAGCAAATCGGCCCGTTCGGCCTCCACCGAGCCGATTTCCTGCTCGATGTTGGCGGCTGCCCTGGCCTGTTCCGTGGGGAACCGCTGGAAAGGTGCCCCCTCTTCCGCAGGCCCTCGAGTCGCCCAGGTGTCGCGCCCAAGGTACTCGCGCACACGCGCCAGATAGTCGCGGGTTTCCTTGGCCCGCGGCTGGCGTCCTGCCAGGACCTCGCGCGCCTGGCGCGGGCCGCCATTGTAGTCCGCGATCATCGCATCCACGTCACCACCATACTGACGCATGGTGTCGCGCAGGTAGCGCCCGGCTGCGTCGATCATCTGGACCGGGTCACTGGCGTCCGTCACCCCGTACTTGCGAAGGTTATCGGGCATAAACTGCATGACGCCGCGCGCGCCGGCGGGGCTGACCTGTTTGCTGTTGCTCCGCTCCCCGGCGTTCTTGAGCGCGTTCAGCAGTCCTGACGGCAAGTCATACTGCTGCTCAACCGATGCCGCATACTCGTTGAGCTCGGGCGCGTCGAACCGCAGTTCCCGCCGCGCGGTCAGGTCCAGTGTTGCCACGCGCTGCGATGGCAGAAAGCGCTGGCCTGCCGGCAGCTCATCGGCGTAGTAGCCGAGCGCCTGGCGCGCCGGCGCTGGGTCGCTGGCGCGGGGCATGAATACCTGATCTTGTACGCCGGTGCGGCCGACGTCAGCCGCGTGGCCCTGGGCGTCCGCCGACAGCACTTCCTCTATGGCCGATCGATGCGAGTTCGCCGTCGCTGGCTCTGCGGGAACACCCGGCGCGGTCCCAAGTCCGGTATGTGCCGCGTCCCGTGCCGCCAGTGCCGCATCCACCGTGGCGCCCGCGCGCATTGGCAAGCCAGCCGCGGAACCGACTGCCCCAAATATCCCACCCAGGATCCCTTCGGCAGCCAGCGCAGCATCATCCAACGGGCGATATTGCTCCGCCATCGCGTCGTACCCTGCGCCCTTGAGCAGCTCGTAGGTGGACGCGCGCTGGCCGATCCCCATGGCCATGTTGGTGGCGGCGCCATACGCGACGTTGGTGCCCAGATAGGCGCGGGCCCCAGTTCGCACGCCGAGCGCGGCTGCAGGCGCGGCGATGCCGCTATACCCGATCGCGCCCGGCACCAGCACGCCGGCGCCCGTCGTAACGGCGTCCACGAATGCCGCATTCGCCGCCGTATCAGCATCTACTCCCTGCTCGCGCAGTTCCTGGAATCTCGACCGCCCGGTCGCGCCGCCGGCTGTCGCCGCGCCGCCATAGGCCAGCGAGACTCCAGACGCTCCGCCGGCGGCGAACAGGCCAGTGCCCAGCCCGACCTGCGTGAGCACGTCCGTCACACCGTTGACGACTTGGCCGGCTGTGCCCGTGGTCAAAGGATCGGGTGCGTATTGACGTACCGCCTCGTCAGACGCGCGGGTCAGAGGATCGAAGGGGTTCAGAGGGCGAACGCCGGTAACCGATTCAAGGGCGTCCAGCGCCGGCTGGAAGGTTTGGCCGGCAATGCTGGTCAGAGCCCCTTGAACCTTGGCCGCACCTCGGGCGACGCCGCGCGGGATCTCAGAAACTACCCCACTCAGTACGCCCGGCTCTGCCTGCCCCAGAATTTCATTCGGCGTGCGCGCTGCTGCGTTGACCTCGCGCAGGCGCTGCTCGTCACGGTTCATCATTGCTGCGCCCCTGGGATCATGTCGCTTAAACGCCGTCCGAACTCATCCCGGCCGGCGTCTGCGTCAGGTGCCATCTGGATGATGATCGGCTGTCCGGACTTCGGATCTCGCACCGGGATTCCTCCCAGGGTCACCGCGTAAGCGCCGGCGCCCACGCCAATCAGGCCGCTGTTCGACATGCTCCGTCCAAGCTGTTCCTGAAGGCCACGCGCTGAGATCTCCCGCGCCACGGTTCGATTGGCCCTATCCAGAAAATCCGATTCGTTCATACCCCAAGGGGCAAGCACTTCGCCGTTTCCGTGGAAATTGACGGGCTGCCCAAGGACCGCGGTAATCGCTTGGTCCAGCCGTGAGGAATTAACGTCGGGGGATAGGTCGCCCTCCTGCGCTGCCTTTCCCACGTAGTAGGCCTTTACCGCGTAGGCGTCCTGCATGAAGGCTTGACCGCTGCTGTCTCCAGCGGCCGCGCCGCGGTATAGCTTCCCGACTTTGTTGGCGATGGCTTGCGTGAATTCGTTGTCCTTCGGCAGCGGATAGCTGAGTGCGCCGGCCTTGCCACCGCCCCGAAGGATCTCGTCGCCTGCAATGGCTGTGGCCGCGGCGTCGCCAGCGGACTGCACAACATCCGGAGAGAACCAATTGCTTTGCAGCTTCGTCTGTTCGTAGCTCCCGGCCAGTCGCCCGAGGCGCGCCATCATCGGATCTATCCCATCCACTTGGCCGACGATGCCCTGATAGGTGTCAGGCGAACCAGCCGCCCAATACAGTTGCCCCAGAATCTGCCGCTTCTCGCGGGCGCCGGCCTGCTTAAAGGTGCTGGATAGTTGCTCGGCCTCCGCAGCCAGGAGCGGCCTCATCTGGACGGCTCCAGCGGGGTTCGCGCGTTGCAGGCCTCGAATGACGTCAGACCGATCGCGCAGCGCTTGCCCCAGCGCGGCGGTGCCGTTCGGGGTGGCCAACTGGCCGAAGTCGAGGGCCGCCACTGGCTGGGCAGATCGGTTCTCCACCCAGGAAAGGGGAGCTTCGCGGAGCATCTTGGTGTTGGACTCCACCGCGCGCGACAGGCGATCCAGATTCGAGGCGTCCGTGACACTGGCGCCTGATCGCTGCTGCTGCAGGCGTTTGTCTTGGATGTATGCCTGCTGCGCGTCCACGGGCATCCGCAGCACCTTCTGGACTTCGTCCTGGCCACGCATCATTTCCCGAAACTGTGCTTCATACTCGGTGCCCTGGACCATGCTCGACCAGCGGAGCATGTCGTCGGTGCGGGCCGGCAGGCCGGTCGACACCTGCCTATCCGCCTCGCCAACGGCACGCTGCGCACGGGCGATGGATCGGTCCTGCTCCACGCGGGCCCGGGTATCGATGCGGTCCGTTTGCGTCTGCGCGCGCGTCCGTAGCTGCTGGATCTTGTCGGAATCCAGAAAGCGAACCCATTCGTACCCTGCCGACGACTCGCCACGCGCGGCCGCATCGAATGCCTGAACCGCGCCATGCGGGTCACGGTCGATCGTCGCGGCGCCAGCGGCGTAGGCAAGCGTGGATTCTGACTCGCCCAGCAGCTTGGCCTTGACACCATCAGGAAGGCTAGATGATTGCAGCGCCGCGACACGCGCTGCGCGGCGCTCTCGGTACTGCGACGGGTCCAGGGCGATGGTCGCGGCGTCCGATTCCATGCCCGTCTGGTACTGCGACGTGATGTAGGACCGCTGGCTTTTTGATTCGAACTCCACCGCGCGCTGGCCAAGGTAGGTGCGCTGACGGGTCAACTGCTCGCGGTAAAAGGGCCGCGTCCCCTCTGGAGCATTCTCCAGGGCTTGCGCGCTGTAGTCGTCGAACTCCTTAAGCAAGCTCGGGGTGAAGTCCGGCGCGCCCGGAGCGGCGGTGTCCTGCATTTCGTTCAAGCGCTGGAGCCATTTGATCTGATCGTCGCTGGTGGCCTTCGACACCCAGGCGGTGGACTGCTCCCTTTGCAGGCGATCGGCAGCCGCCGCGACTTGCCCCAGGCCAGCCCCTACGCGAGATACGGCCTCGCCGGATGTGCCTGCGGCCACGGCCATGGGGACGCGCGGCGCTGAGGTGCCAACAGGCAGGGCCTGGCGTTGCTGCCCGACTTGAATAGGGACACGGGTTGCCATCGATTACCTCCAGTACTGTGCGACGTTGCCGACGCGTAGGCCAACGCCGCTACCAGCTCGCAGGCCAGAACCAGCAGCGGCAGCCGGAGCAAGCTGGGATAGGCCATAGCCAGCGGCGGACGTCAGCGCGGTCGTGGCTGCGCCCAGGAGCCCAGACCGGCGCGCGTCACGCGCAGAAGAGCGAAGCGCCTTCGCCTGGTACCTGTCCATGGTCGCCTGCTGCTCATAGGCGCTGCCTTGCAGGAGCGCCTGATAGCGCGTCGTCAGCGCGTCCATTTCCAGGTTCTCGGCGGACTGCTGTTGAAGCATCAGCGCCGACCCACTGCTGGGATCAAGCCCCGACTCAGCGACGGAAGCGCGGATATCGGCTTGCTGCTGAGAGGCGCTGCGGCGCTGCCCGAGTTCGTTTTGCAAACCCGCGTCGTATGCCTGCCGGGCCTGGTTCTCGGCGATGGTGGCGTTGCGCTCTGACGCGTCGGCCTGTTGGTTGTAGCCGGACGCGGCGCCACTGCCCTGCATGACGGAGCCGATGGCACCGACACCGCCGGAGACGGCGGCGATCGTGCCGGCATTCGCGACGAGAAACGCCGAAATTGGATCCATATCACTTCACCTTTGCATAGAGAAAGCAGTCGCGTCCGTCAGGGGTCACGGCGCGCATGAGGCCTTCGCGTTCAAACCCGAGCCGTTCGGCCCAGGCGATCGCGGCGGCATGGTTGGCGTCCACGGTCATTTCGATCCGCCGCCACTTGGCCCCGTTCAGGACCGCCCGAACCACCCGGTGAATCAGCTTGAACTGACGCAGGGCCCTCTCGGAGAACATTGCCCAGGCCATGCCGCGCTGCTCGTGAGCTTGGACGATCCCGGCGCAGGCAATGACGTCATCCCCATCCAGCGCGGCCCAGGCGACACCGTCGGCCGCCGCAAGCTGTTGCGCATGCTCGGCGCTGATCATCGGCATCGCGAACGCCTGGGCCTCCTGCAGTTGCACGGCCTGGACGTGCGCCGCGGTCATCCGGACTATCTTCATCGATCATCACTCGTGCCCACCACGGGCATCAGCGCGACCAGGGTGACCGGCAGTGGCTGCTCATTCGTGTACCAAATCTGAGCCCCGCGCTCGTACCCGCCAGGCCAAGGGATGGGATCGCTATCGCCCGTAAGCAGGGGTGGCGCGCTGCCCATGGGCTGCGACGGCCGGCGGAAGTTCAGCGTGTTGGTCTTGTCGCGCGCCGGGCCGACGTTCCCGCCCAGACTTCGGTACATGCGCACGATCAGGTTTGTGATCCGCTTGAGCTTTCCCTGCGCCGTGCCGCTGGCCGATCCCGCTTCCAGGCTCATGGTCGCCACGGCGCAACTCGTCGGCAGGCCCACATGGATGACTTCCGCAGGGAACTGCAGGTCAACACGGCCCGCGACAACCGTGCGGCGAGGATGGGCTGCGCCGTTGGTAAGGATGTCGACCTCCTGCCCTTCCAGATGCTCCAAGCCGGTGACATGGTCCGTCGTCGTGCCGCGGTACGTCAGGCCGCTGTCGACGTAGAAGGCTTCAGCCTGGGCTTCCTCTTCCTTCAGCGGCGCCCGCAAGATCTCGACATAGCGGACGGTCTGACCGCTCACCTGGCGGCGCACGATCATCCAGAGGTCATCGGCTGAGCCGTCAGGCGATGGCATGGTTTCGACAGCCTCGACGAACCCGTTAACCATTGGGTGGGGGTGCCACGCATAGACGTCGCTGCGCCCGGCCTCTTGGTCATACGTGCACCCGACCAGACGACCGTCAGCCCGCGCCGCCCAGATGATGGAATCCGGCTCCTGCTGGTAGGCCAGATCCACAACGCCACTCAGCAGCACGTTGGAAGCAAGCTTCGTGGTGTCCGAAGAGGCGTAATTGTTGGTGTCGTAGCTGTACTCGTAGTCCCGCAGCTTGCGGCCGGAGGCCTGGATGAACAGGACACGGCCGCCGACTTCCACCGGCTGGATCGACCTGGACCCGTATGCGGTGCGCCGCTCTGCGCGGATGTTGGCCGGGCCCAGAGCCTGATTCGCTTGGATCGGTCCGACAATCCACTCATCACCGTCCGTGCCGATGATCAGGTTGTCCGACTCGACCAGCCAGACGGCTCTGTTGATCTGCCGGGCGTTCAGCCGGAACACGATAGATGAATCCGTCTCCTGCTCCCCGCCGGGCGCCTTCGCAGCGAAGTTCTCGAAATCGGAGGTGACCGACATCGCGCCTACGCGGCCAGCCATGAGGACCAAGCGCTGGCGCCAGAACGCGCCATGCTCGGGCCATCCATTCACGTCAGAGAAAAGGCTGAATGCCCACTTCCAGGAGGGGGTGTGGCTACCGTAATTCGTCGTAGTCGTCCGAGTCGCGATGCCCGAAGCCAGCGGGTCATAGGCATACGCCCCAGTAGAGGGAAAAGGGGCATCGATGTCAAAACCGGCCGATACGCGATCACGCACTACATATGATCCATCGCGAGTGATATCGGGAAGGACGCCATCGGCATCCTTCAAGTTTGTGCCGCCGATGACGACGGCGTCCAGGTCTGCGAATGGATGGCCCGATGCGCTTACAAAGCTCCGAGACGGGCTTGAAGTCGAAAGCGTCATGGAACTGATCGGGTAGCTTGTGACAACGGTGCTGCTCCCCCCACCCGGCTGCAACTCCGTGGGCAGGCGCTTCACAATCGTGCCCGTGACGTGCTGCGCGTCGACATAGCCCTCAATCCGGACAATGCCGTAGCCCGCGTGCAGGAACTCCCACTCCACGCCGATCGATCCACGCTGGTCGTCTTCAACAGGCTGGCCGTCACCGTCCCAGGCGCGCCCCTCGGTGTGGATAGGCGTCTGGTTGCCGGTAACTGGCGGACCTTCAGAGTTCACCGGACCCACAGTCGTGCATTGATAAACCCGGTTGTCGACCCGGCGCCGGGTTCCGATGTTCACTTCCTGATAAACGCCCCACGGTTTTACGGCGGATAGGTCGGCGGTCTCCAGGTAGAAGAGCGTTCCGACGTGCGCCGGCAGGAAAATGCCCGCGCTGGCTGTCAAAGTCACGGCCCCCACTTCCGCATTGGTGGTGACAGTGATCCCTTCATTGGAGTTCACGTCGTCAAACGGCCCTTCGGTGAAATCGGCAAGCACCATCGAGAAGGACGTTGCGCTCAGTCGCAGCAGCTTCCGGGTCTGATACAAACGATGGAAGATGTACATGGTGTCCGCGCTCTGCACGACGCGCAGGTTGCAGGTACCATCTTCAGCGGTCAGGTCGGCAGCGGTGTACGGCGTGGACACTTCCACCGGCGAGCCGCCCACCACCAGCAGGCCGCGGTTGGTGTAGAAGCGGACATACAGATGGCCGAACTCCAGCATGTAGGAAACGCGCTCGGACACCTGGAAGCGGATCAGCCACGACCGCACCGCCCCACTCTTGATCCCGAAAATGTACTGAGTGCCACCGCGACGCACGAGCGGCCCCTGCACCGAAGGCAAGAAATTCTCCAGCACCGCGCAGCCGTTGAAATACTTGACCAGGTCCGTTCTGCCGGCGAGCAACGGGCTCAGCACGCCGCCGTCGAATGTGTTCTGGATCGGGGTGTCCTTGGCCATTACAGTCGGCTCTCCAGCCAGGAATCGTCAGCAGTCGCCACCGCGGCGCGCTCGATGGCATTCATGCGGCGCGCATCGGCCACAGCCACCTCATATTCCTGGGCGGCGGTCTGCTTCTTGGTGTTGGATTGCGTCAGCGTCTCGCAGGACTCGAAGGCGAGTTTGCAGGCAAACGCCTCCACAAACAGAGCATCGAACAGCGTGGGGTCCTCGACGCGCCTGACATAGCGGATGCGCAGCGGGCCCGCCTGACTGATCAGGATCCGGCCGGCCTCGATGGAGTACCAGCCGTCCAACTGCGGTTTCGGCTGGCAGCGCCGGCCATTGACCTCGATGAGGCGCAGAAAGTCGGACGGCAGTTGGAACTGATGAGTGAACCCGAACTCCGGCGCCTGGCTTAAGGCGGGCAACTGGGCGCGGGCCTTGGAGAAGTGCCAAAGGTTCTTGCGCAGCTCTGCATCGCGCACGATGTCGAACATGGACGACAGAGTATTCGACGCCTGCGAATCGTCGTCCAAAGAAATGATGCGCCCTGCACCAAGCTTGGTGAGGGCGCGGTTGGCGATGTCTACCTGAGAGACGGCCATGGGTCAGTCCATTATTGCGATTCGCGGTCGGTGTTGCCGCCGTGCCCGGGGTGCGCTTGCGAACCGGTCCGGGCGGTCTGGCTGCTCGCGGCCTCGGTCGTCGAACTCCGGCCACGACGGCCGTTTACTTTTCCCGCCTGGCTGCTCGCGGCCTCGTCTTCCGGGGTGTACGGTCGCATCCACCGGCCGGGCTCGCCGTTGAACTCGAAAATTTCCCCTTCTTCGACCATGCGCATAACCCGACGCTCGCCGGTCATCTCCGGCCGCTTGACCGGAGTGACGTTGGCGGGGATTTGGCCCCGCTCCAGTGCGATGTACTTGGCCATGGCTTATGCCACCGTGTAGCCAGACTTGTATTGCTGCTTCGTCTGGATGTCCTTGACCAAGAACGCCGAAAACTGACCGGCAGTCAGCGGGCCAGTGCCGACCGTGTAGCGCACGCCCAGGAAGCGCTTGTAGTCGCCCGAGGGCAGCTTGACCTTGATCAGCTCCTTGCCTGCCGTCAGATCAGCGAGAGCATAGGTCGCCGACGTGAAGTGCACCGTGGGGGACGTCAGGCCGGCTGCCGCGCTGGATTCCAGCGTGATTGCCACGGTGGCAGCGCCAGCAGCGGTAGCGGCCTGATCCACCTGGACGACCAGATAGACGTCCTCGCCGGTGCCGATGTCGACCGTGGCGTTCTTGTTGGCGGGATTGTGGTCAATGACGTTCGTCGAGATGGCGGTCGCGGTAATCGCTTGGCCGTCCGAGAATTCGTTGGTCTTGTCGAGAATCATGGATATCTCCAGTTTCTTGGGGATGAGGCCGCCCGAAGGCGGCGCCGTTCCTTAGCTGACAGCCGCCTCGGTGTTCAGCAGTTGATCGACCAGGCGGATGGGGATGCCCAGGAAATTGGTTTCGAACTGGCCTGCGGCCTCGCGGATCGACAAGGCAGCGCTGGACTTGTTCAATGCCATCTTTTCCAGCGCCGACTTGATCGTGCGGTTGACGTAGAACCGCGGCTGAACGCCGCCGCCGGTCAACATGGGCAGGCGGTTCTTGGCATCGATCATCAGCTCGATCAGCTTCTGGTTCGCCATCGTGCCGGTGCCGGACGACGCGTCAGACACATCGATGTTGCAGATACGGGACACATAGCGCCAGTCCTTCACGACCAGGCCGCAGTCCCATTCGAACAGGTCGCCGTAGGCGCGGTAGCGATCGTTGTTGGCGTCGAACGCGTCCAGCTCGCCCAGATCCTGGTGCGTAAGGCCCGCCTTGGAGTTTTTCGGATAGATGCCGAAAACCTTGTTCTTGCCCCAGCCGACGAGATAGATGGAGGTGTTGTCGCTACCACTGCCGCCAGCGCTGATGATGTTCTGCGAGACGTTGCTGCCGCTGATTGCGGAGTAGCGCGGCTGCAGGCCGTAGAACTGCTCGGGGTTGATGGACGTGTCGCCGTACAGGAACGCCGTGGCGAAGTCCTGGCCCATCTTTTCGATGAAGGCATTGGCCTCGTCCAAGCGGAACGCGCCGGGATCGTTGGCCATGCGCACTGCCTTGACGTCGGGTTCGCTGCGCGCGGTCAGCATGCCGCAAGCGTCATCCACCTGCGCGGTCGTGGACTTGGATACCGGCGTGCCGCCGTACAGCTTGCGCCACGTCGTTGACGGGTATCCGGTCCGGATCGTAGTGCGGTTGCCGGTGGGCAGGTTGCCCTCGACCCAGGGGATGTCCTGGACGATTTCGTTGGTCTGCGCCAGCAGTTCGGCCACATCGGCGGTGTCGCCATTGGGGTCGAGCCGCTTGGCGACGTCGATGATGCTGAGCGATTCGTTACCGATGGTGGGCATCGATATCTCCTGGGTGGTTAAGAGGTCTTCATGCTCGGGAACATCCGAGCGGCTCGTGCGGCGTCAGAGTTGGCCGGGGGGTTTGCGCCGCGATCGCCGCCCGCCGGTATCAGGGTTCCCTCGCCGAGACGCTTGCCGATGCGGTGGAAGAACCGCAGGGTTTCGCCATCGCCGAGGGATTTGGAAATCTTTTCAAGCGTCTGCTCGTCCGCACCAAATGTCCGTACCGCGCGGCGCGCCAGTTCGGTGTTGGCGTCATATTCGCCGCCCCACTCCTTCTTCAGGGCCTGCACGTCACGCTCGCCTTGCTGCTGGCGTTCGGTATCTGCTGCCTGCTGGACGTCCGCTTGGTACTGGTTCCACTTCGTGGCGAGGGCCTGGGCCTGCGCCACGGGGATACCGGCCTCGTGCATCCACTTCGCCGCCTCGCCCGCGAACGCCCCGTCCTGGCCTTCCGGCACCGGCAGTTTGTATGCGTCCACCGAATCCGGCTTTGCCGTCAGGCCTTCCAGATCATGCAGAGCCTTTACAGCCTCGCCTGCATCCTTGAAACCCTTGCCTTCGATGAACGCTTTCAAACCAGCGTCCTGGATACTTTCGTGCCAGGCGGGCGCAGTAACCTGCGAATCTCCAGGGGGAGTGGCAGCGGCGGCTGCGGCAGGGGCCGGCGGGGGTGCCGCGGCTTCACCGCCAGCAGGAGGGGTGTCGCCGGCGGCCTGCTCGCGCAGCAGTCGGGCAAAGAGTTGGCGTTTATTCAGGACGTGCATGTTCTCGCTCCATCAACTGGAAAATGTCTTGCTCACTGAGGTTGAGGTAATAGGAGAGGCGGTTGAACACCTCCCGACGCCCCTCGGCCTGCATGGAGGCGTGGGTGTCTACGGTGCGCGTGATCGGCGAGACGACAGTGATGGACTCACGGACCCGGCAGAACTTGGCCAGGTCGGCCATGACGCGCTGCCCGGCCTCGGTCAGTTGGCCCTTGTCGTCCAAGAAGGCGTGGCGGTAGGCCACGCGGCGGCCGAACATCATGCGGAACTTGAATGGGATGCTCATATGCGGGCGTTCGAAGCGTTGACGGCGGCCGCCGTGAGGTCCTTGGCCGCGCCGGCGGCAACGGGTGCGGCCTCAAGCAGCTGGGCAGCCTGCTGTTGTTGCATGGCGGCGGCGTCCTGCTCAGCCACCTCTTCCTCAGTGCGCATGTACTTTTGTGGCACGCTGAAAACGTCACCCAGACCCCGGACGATTGCCTCGGCATTCATGGCGCGGGCAGCATTCGGATCAGCCTGGATGAACGGCGACGAGGCTTCAGCCCAGCGCAAGACGTTCGCGCCCTCTTCTGCTCGCATGGCCTGGTTCAATGGGCTGTCGTACTCGATCTCTACCGCACCGCCGGCCTCCTGGAGTTCAGGCGGCATCTCCGGCAGCACGCCCGCATGCGACAAGATGTCGACCTCTCGGGTGATCAGCGCACCCAGCATTTCGGATTGGACGCGGCCCATGGTCGGCCCAAGTAGCACGCCCTTTTCCTGGGCACGCTGCAGAACCTCGGTGGCGGTCATCTGGTGGTTGTCGACGAGGATCTGGAACAGCGTGACGTAGAACCCCAAATTCACCGCCTCGCGCTTTTGGTTCGCGTAGTCGATGCCCATGGGCACGTTGGCACCCAGGCCAAGGGGTTTGACCAGCTCGTTGCCGTTCATGCCCATGTACCCGAAGTTCAGCGCACCGGCCCGTAGGTCGAACGCCTCAAGCGCGCCGTCATCCGCCAGGATCAGGGGAGGATCCACAGCCTTCTGGGCGCCCTTGATATTGGTTTTCTCCATGGCATTAAGCATGCGCACGTCCGGCAACGAATCCATCGCCGGGGAGTAACCGTAGGGTGAATCGTCGGTGGCGTAGAAGCGCCCAATGGCAGCTGGGAACGTCCTGTACCCGCTGTGCTGGACAACGTGGTTGCCCGCATCCAGGCAGAGCCAGACCGATTGGATCGGCATATTTCGGCTGTCGACCCGGCTGTTGTCCCGCTCGGTGCGCGGCCGGATGGCGTGAAGGAACTGGTAGACGGCCTCCGGGCTGCGCTCCAGTGCCAGTTGCATCGATGGGGTGAGCGCATCCCGGCCAAACTTCTGGGCGGCCTGGCGCAGCGTCAACCCCCACTTGACGTGGCACTTATCGACCATGCCGAACGCGTCCTCGCTGAACCACGTGCGGCTCATGCTGAGCGTGCGATACCGGATGCCATCGCCCAGAACATCGTCGATCATGATGCCGCCAGCGCCAAAGGCCCCGTGGCTGATATACGACTCGCCGATCTGGGCAGCGAAGTTGGCGCGCCAGCGGTACCGGTGGGCGAAAAGGGTATTGGTGACCTGTTCCAGGTACTGGCGGACCGGCGGGGAATCCTTCAGGTCCTCGATCGAAACCGTCAGCCGGTGCCACTTCTGCACACGCGGCGTGATCAGGGAATCCTCGGCAGCTGCAAAGTGCCGCAGGGCCAGCATAGGAGTGGCGTCGTAGATCTTCTCGGTCCGCTTCTGCCCGGGCGTGTTGTTGGCGGCCTCGCCAAACTTTCGATAGCGGGGCAAAACCTGCTCGATTACCTCATTCCACTGCCCGTGGAAAGACTCGCGCGCCGCTTCCATAGCCGCTTGGTCGGCCATGATTTCCCGCACCAGCTCGACGTCCTGATTGTCCATCAGGATCCCAGCAGGGTCTTCGTTGCCACCGAACCGGGCGCGGCCGTGGTGTCGGACGTCAGGATGGTGCTGGCCGTGCCGCGACGGCGGCGCAGGCGTTCAGCTTCGGACTGGCCGGCGGCCGCCGCATCGGTCGCTGCCGGCGGCGCGGCGGGCGCGGGCGGGTCCGGGATCTTGGGTGTGCTGGGCTTGGACAGTAGGCTCGACATGGCGGCACCATTGATGGAATGCCGCCA